CAGCCTCTGCATCGATTGAGTGATAAGCATTAAGGTCTTGAGCAAATTCAGGAGTCCAAACTGCTTTTAACTTACGTGTTTTAGCAACAATTGGCTCTGATTGCATTTCAAGGTTAATTTCTGGAATATCAATATCAGTACCTGAATTAATACCGCCATTGTTATACGCAGTTCCTTTAAATGGATTTGAATCTTCAAAATCACCTCTAGTAATATCAGTAGGTTGTTTGCTATAATTAGCTTTAAACGTACCAGCAATAATAGATGCGTTAATAGTAGCTAACAATGATCCAGTAAATACAAATGATCCAGTATATGTAGAAGTAATTGTTGAAAATGCTTGTACTGGTTTGATTTCAGTAGCGCCGGCATTGAATGTAAATGAACGTACTGCATATAAATCTGCATTTGTTGGTAGATTAGCAGTTAACATTACATATTGTGAAGATCCAGAATATGCAGAATCGCCATTTACTTGAGCTGCGGTAGGAGTAGAACCGGTAAGAGCAGTTACTGCTGAAGAAGTTTCGTTGATAGAATACCCAAAACGACCAGCTCCATAAAGACCGCCAGATGGATCACCAGTAGTCGTAGTAACACCGAACATGGAGTCATCTGCATTAGGAGAACCAAATGGATCGCCAGTACGGTTACTGTTATCGTTATCAAATCCAGGCTGAGCTGTACCATATTTAAAATCTAGATAGAAAATAAGTCCAGATGGCAAATTCATTGGTTGAACGCTTACGAATTCTTTAGCTGCAAATTCAGCAAAGATACGACGTACCAATGGAAGTGCTACACCAGCCCACTCTTCAGACCCTTGTGCTACACCCGTAGACGAAGCTTCTTTTACTAGTTGACGTGCTTGGTTTTCAAGCAATTGCGCCATTCCTGCTTTTTCAGTCTCTTTATAAAGACCTTCAAGCAATCCCGTTCTTTCCCATTTGTTAACCAAAGCTTTGGCTTGGTTACGTTGAACGAAATCATTTGTTTGTAATAAGTTTGAAATACTCATTTTTTCTTTTCCTTTTTTTTAATTAATTATAGCAATCCTGCTAATTTTTTCCATCTATCAGCGAAATCAAATCCTTCGTTCAAGATAGCATTGTTTGTTCTTGGTGCAGTGCTTGACACAGGTCGAGATGCATAAGATTCTTTAACAACACGCTTTTTTGTTGGACGTTTAAATGATTCTGCTAATGTTGTAAACACTAATTTAACTTCGCGAGTTGTGCCGGCGCGATCGAAGTTTTCAATCACTTTCATTTTTTGACCGTCGTTCAACTCAAAATTACGGAACAATTTGTTTGTGTAAAGAAGTTTTGCATTTAGAAGATTAACTTCATTGATAATTCCTTTAAGATGACGAACTGTACGATATGCTTCTTGAAGTTCTGCTACAGTTTCATCATGCACTTCTGCAGGAACAACTTCATCTGTGTCTACATCGCCAGATTCTATACCATCTTCTTCTCGAAGAATTGCTTCAATGATTTCATCGATGTTCATGTCGTCTTCATCATGGCCATTCATTCCATCATGAATCATTTCATCTTCTTCGCCTTCTTCACCTTCATAAACAGCTTTACGCTTTTTACCATAACTAGGTTTTCCGTTTCCTCTGCCAATACCAGAAGATTTTAATGATTCTGGAATCATCATCTCATCATCTTCCATTCCAGATTCCATTTCCTCTTCTCCGGTACCGCCTTCATACATACCTTTTGCTGCCATTGGATCTTCTAAATCTTGCTCTAATTCTCGAATAATTTGTTCTAGATTTAGTTCTTCATTATACTCACCTTCAGCTTCTTCATCTGACATTTCAGCGCCAGCTGCAGGTTGTTCTGTGCCAACTTCTGGTTGAGGTTCTTCTTCATCTTCAGCTCCTAACATTCCCTCTAGATCATAATCACCATCGTTATTAAAATCTAATCCAACATTAACTGAATCAGGCATACCCCCCATTGCATCTGCTTCAGCTCCGGCTTCGGCATCCATTGCTGGGTCTGCAGCTGCATCCGGCGCACCAGCAGCCATTGCAGGGTCTTCTTCATCTTCTAACTCTTCAGATAAACGAGCAGATAACATACTCTGAATTCTGGGAGCAAAAGCTTCTTGTAGTGCAATTTTTGCGTTTGCTAAAGCAGTTTCTTTAACAGCGTTAGCATCAGCAATTGCTTGTTTTAGCAAATCTGATTTTGCCATACTTTTTTCTCCTTTAATTTTTTTTTTGGAAGTAAGATTATTTGAAATCTTAATAGAATATAAATTTTATCAAACACTATATTATAGACTGAATAGCGTATTCTATAATATATATACAGTAAAATAAAAAACAGTAAAAAAGCCCTAACTTTTTTTGTCAGGGCTTAAAATTTGTTATAATTTAAAACTAATATTGCAAATCTTTTATATGCTGTATATACTTAGCTCGTTGTTTTAAATGTCGTTTTTGCACACTAGGTTTCACAAATTCTTTGTTATTTTTAATTGCATCTATTACACCAGAAAATTTTAATTTACGTTTCCATGTTTTTAATGCTAAGGTAAAATCATTGTTAACTACCTTTACTCCCATTGGTTGTCCTGGGACAATCATTTGATGTTGTTTTTGTTTTTTACTCATGTTATAACTATATATTGTTTTGTGTTGGATTTGATTTTTGCATTCTAACATTAAATCTAAAATGTTTGATTTCTGGCTTTTGAGCTATATAACCTTGAATACGTTGAGATTCTCGTGCCGGGTCTTCTCCTAATCTAAAATAAAAGTATCCAACTTTACCAGATGCGGAGATTGTATGTTTAATAATAGTAAAGCCTTTTTTCTGAGACCATTCTTTAATTTCATTTGCTACTGATTGTGCTTCTGCCGGATCGCGCAACACATATTCAACTCCACCTCGATAATCTGTAATATTATTAATAAGACGAGCTTCGTCAATATCATTGTTTTCTAATTTTACATTTAATCCCTGACCAGTTAATTGTTTTAATTTATCAGGTGGCGTTTCTTTAGGCATCGTAATACTTCCTTGTTGCGATGAAGGAGTAGTTTGTTCTCGCAATCCAAAATATTCTCGATACAGTTTTTTTAGTGTATTCATTATATTACCTTTAATATAAAAAAATAAGTTACATTGTCCAAATTATCCGACGTCGTAATATTTTCTAAGTCCTTCTGCAATATCTTCATATGCAGCTGCTAATCGCTCCTGAAGTTGACTCATTTCTTTTGCCGTAGATTCAAAAACTTTATAAGATTCATTTAAGCCTTTCATGTGTCGGTTCACTGTAATTTTATCAAACCACCCTTCATCTTGCACTGCAATATGATGTGCTTTTTCTACAATATCTCTAACACGTTCAGTTAAGTTTTGTAAATTACCTTTTCCGTATACGGATTCACCCATCGCAGAAAAATTTGCAACATCTTGTATAAATTGACGCTTTTCATCTTTTGATAATTTTTTTGGCTGATCATCGCCAATCATCATTTCTAAAATTCTTTTTAAGTTTGGTGTATCCATTATATTATATCCTGCATTTTCCATCTTCACATAAGATAGATGTAATTATACTATTTACTCGATCGTATTTGTTTTTTGGTTGTGTTACTGATTCATTCATTTTAGTAGGTCGCATAAACGCACCTTGTGTCGATGGATTAGAAACAAAATCCCAGCAAATTAATTCAAAATCTTCTTGCACTTCTACTACGCCCTCACTACGCAATTCTTTAACAGATCCTAAACCTCTAGATGAAATACCCAATGTAATTCCAGCTTTAAAAAGTTCTTTAAGAATCTTACCAGATGGCGTATCTAGAATTTGAACTGCCCCTTTTAAATCGTCACCTTCCCACCATATTTTTAAAACATTGTGTGAAACATTGTTTAAATTTACAACAGACGACTCTGGATGATCTAATTCACCCAATGCTCTGTTTTGACTAATATATTCGTGTTGATACCGTTTACATTCTCGTTCTAATATAGGTTTAGGATATATTCGTCCATTTTGATTTTTAGCACCTGCTCTTTGTAAAACTCCTTGCACTACAAAACCACCCGGTACGCCAAATGCAGCACCGTTTGATTCTTTTAAAGAACCAACAGGTTTGAATGGCATATATTCTAACATGAGTTGTTTTGACATTTTTTTATTCCCCTAATGATCTTACTCGTTCTGATATTTTAATTAATCGATTTGAAATTTCTGTTAATGCTTTTTGTGTTTTTGAACCATAGCCCGATGCTGCTATATTTGATTCTTTTTTTAATTTAGAGTTGTATTCTACTAGTTGCTCAATTTCCCGAAGACGTTTTGCTACTTCTTGTATAGTTCGTTTAACTTTCTGTTCAGGCGTTGTTTTTGCATCGTTGGTAGCAAACTTCCTATACGACTCTATAAGTTGTTCATATTTACCATCTAATGCTTCTGCTACACGATTTTTCTTAACACCGGACCAGTCATATTCAACTTCAAACTTCATAGGTTTATCTGCAGGATCATTGGTTGTTTTTGTAGATTTTGCTATTGGTTTAGATGGATAATCATACGTACGATGTTGCCATTTTCCCTCATCATCAGCAAATGGAAATTTATCCATATATTCTTCCTGATCAGATTCTGGTTTTTGATATCGCTCATCTTTATATGTATATGTTGGTGGTTTAGTAACAGATTCGTATTTTAATTTTTTATTTTTCCATTTACCTGGTGCTGAAAATGCAGCTGGAGTATTATATCCAGCAACTGCTCCTGTGGTTGACATTTCATCTAACTCTTCTTCACATTTACATTCATCTTTAGGTTGATCGCAAGATTCGCAACGTTCAGTAGATTCTAAATCTAAAAACTTTTTTTCTATTTCTTTAAGAAATGAATTCATCGTACCTCCTTAAGCTCTTTAACTAAATCAAAATAACGAAGAAGTGAAAGTATATGTGATTCTTTAATAGTCTTTAAATTTTCAACATTACATAACATTTCAGAAAGTTTTTGTACTTTAATCTTAACAACTCGATCATCAATTATTTTTGCAGATTCTGATAACTGTGTTTTTATTGATGGTATAACTTTTTGAACATAATCCCGTAACTGAGTAGTATCATTAACGCAAGTTATATATTTGTTTAAAAGATCTTTTTGTGATTCATTTAAACCTAAATACTTTTTATTGAATTTTTCTACTAGTATTTTATATGTTAATAAACGAACATCTTTAGGTTGTTTTTCAAATTTTTCTAAAACCACATCTTTAGTCGTATGTTGTTTTTCAACTAATAATCCGTTATCAATAATAACGTTTTTACATTCTAGTATCTGTTTAGGATTATCAGTTTCTTCATGTTCGAACAACATGTTAATTGATGCTAAAACTTTATAATCTGAAATATGAATTTTTGACATATTGTTAAAAACAAACTTTTCAGAAATTTCTTTAACTAGATTATATTTTTGTCGCTTTAACAATGAAAAATTAAGTTTTGCATGAGCTGATTTTATAGTACGAATAAAATCTAAAGCTTGTGCCTCACTTCTATACTGTTCTTTTAATAACGCGTTATATAATTGTAATTCTTTTGCTAGTTCGGTATTCCTACCGAAATATTTTTTAATAATATCGACAGTAATAGATTTGTTAGATGAGAGTGTTTCTGAAGTTAACTTCCGTACTAACATTTCAAACAAAATACCAGTATTTTTATATTTTGAATGTTTTAGTTTTTTCATAAAAGTACTTGCTCTATAATTTATAATAAATATGTTTGAACTTATAAAATATTGTTTTCATCTAACATTGTTCCAGCATCTGCGTCAGTTTCTGTGCTAGGTTTCAATGTTTCGGTTATAATATTCATCTTTGTAGGCTTCATTTTTCTTAAAATTTGTTCCGTAGCTACAGTTGATTGTCGATTACGATATCTAGGATCTGGTTGAAATGCCGTTTTTTGATTTTCTGGATTAAAATCTTGTTTTATTTGCTTGATACCCATTGGATCCCATCCGAATGCATTTTTATGTTGTCCGTACTTAATTCCTTCTTTTGGACGACCACCAACATCTTTATCTTCTACATCACTACTAGACATATGTATACTAGCTAAATCGTGTGGTGTTCCGAATGACATACCGGTTATTGTAGGATCATTTCCTTCTTGTTCAATTTGATTTTGTCGGAATCTTAATTTTAGATCTTCTATTACACTGCTGCGTTCTTGTAACCATTGTTCTTCTGACATATTGAATATGTATTCATATATGAATTTATCAGACAATAGTTTTGAATCTTTCATTGCGTTAGCTAAAGTCATTTTTTCATTCATTAACGCAACTTTTTGTTGATCGTATATAATGGATGGAGCTGTTAATTCTAATTCAAAATTAATTAAATCTTCACCATCAAATCCTTGAGCATATAAATGAACTACTGCAATTTTTGCTAATTCAGAAACAGCAATTTTTTGTATGCGTTCAATAGTTCTAGCAAATCTTACATCCATTGCCGCTAATGTAGTTTTTCCTTCTACGCCTTCATCATATCCTAAAAACGGTTTAGGTATTTTTAAAGCAGCCATCATTTTATGTTTAATATATTCAATGTCATCCATTCCAGTGAATGTCATACCAGGTAGTGTATCAATACTTGTTGTGGATTGTCCGCCCCGTACTGGTAAATAATAATCTTCAAGCATATTGTTAAGATTAAACTTGAGATTATAATTACCTGTATTAGG